TAACAATATCATGAGTATAACACACGCTAATTTTTTAACACAAGTAAGGGACTATACTGAGGTTGGTAGTTCTGTTTTATCTGATTCTATAATCCAAGATTTTATAAGACACGTAGAGTTAGATATAGCTGGTAAGGTTGATTATGATGATCTAAGAAAATACGCTACATCAAACTTTACAGCTGGTAACAGAGCTGTATCTATGCCATCAGATGTTTTAGTATTAAGATCTGTTGAGCATATTGATTCTGGAGGAAATAGGACTTTTTTAGAAAAAAGAGACACGAGTTTTATATCTGAATTTAATGGTACAGGTGCACAAGGAACTCCTAAATATTTTGCTAATTATGATGATTTTAACATTATCGTAGCACCAACACCTGCTGCTGCAGATGTGGTTCAAATAAATTACATAAAAGATCCACCACAATTTACTAGCACTAACAATACATTTATTTCTACTTACCAAGAGTCAATGTTATTACATGGTGTTTTAGCGGAAGCATATAGATTTCTAAAAGGACCCATGGATATGTACAATCTATATGAAAAGAAGTACAATGAAGAAACACAGAATTTTGCCTTACAACAAATGGGCAGAAGAAGACGTGCGGAATATGATGATGGAGTACCAAGAATAAAAGTCCCATCCATGGTTCCTAACACAACTTATTAATAGGAGAAAAAAATGGCTATAACAACAAACGCAATATGTGACACTTTTAAAAAAGAGTTACTACAAGGTAAGCATGACTTTGATACATCATCTGATACTTACAAATTAGCGATGTACACAAGTTCTGCAACTCTAGGAAAATCAACTGAAAACTATACGACTTCAAACGAAGTTTCTTCACCGTCTGGATACACAGCAGGTGGAAAAGCATTAGTTAACCAAGGTGTAAAAGTTTCATCTTCAGTGGCTATCACTGATTTTGCTGACTTATCATTTGTAGGAGTTACGTTAACAGCTAGAGGAGCTTTAATTTATAATACGACAACTGACGGTGGTTCTAACACTACTGACGCTGTTGCCGTGTTAGATTTTGGTGGCGATAAAACTGCAACCTCAGGAACATTTACTATTCAGTTCCCTGCATTTACAACATCTGCTGCCATATTAAGATTATCTTAATCTAGGAGTCGTTCCCAGTGGCTTCAAAAACATTTACTGTAACAGTACAGAGCACTGGGGGCGGCAATAAATATTTTATTGATGGTGTCCAACAAAAGGCACTAACTTTATTTGAGGGTTCAAGCTATAGATTCGATCAATCAGATTCGAGTAATGCAACTCACCCTTTAAGACTTTCAACCACAAGCGATGGTACACATAACTCTGGGAGCGAATATACCACCGGAGTAACCACTAACGGAACACCTGGTCAAGCAGGAGCATACACTGAAATTACAGTTGCAGATAATGCACCTACGCTTTATTACTATTGTTCTAGTCACTCTGGTATGGGAGGTCAAGCTCTTACAGAAGCTCCTCAAGATTTTACGATTACAGTTGTTAGCACTGGAGGTGGAAACAAATATTTTGTTGATGGCGTTCAACAAGCAACATTAAAATTAGCTAAAGGTGCAGCGTATAGATTAGATCAATCAGCTGGATCAAATGGTGGTCACCCATTAAGATTTTCTACAACCAACGATGGAACACATGGCGGAGGCAGTGAGTACACTGTCGGTATTACAACTAATGGATCTGCAGGATACTCAGGAGCTTACACTCAAATTTTAGTAGCTGATGATGCTCCTTCAGATTTGTATTACTATTGTACAAATCACTCTGGCATGGGTGGTGCTGCATACACTTATTCAAATGCTTGGGGTGCATTGGAATGGAATCAAGGAAGTTGGGCAGCACAAGGTGATGTTGGATTAAGCGTCACTGGAAATTCATTTACTTCAGCAATTGGAAATGCAACTGCAGAAGGTATTATACAAGTTGGTTGGGGTGGAGATACTTGGGGTGAAAATGAATGGGGTGATCTTTCTGGATCTCAACCTACTATCACTGGTGTTTCCATGTCATCTGCAATCGGATCTGAAACTGTAACTGCAGATGCAAATGTAACAGTCTCTGGATTAACATTAGCATCAGCTCAAGGTGAAGAGGTTGCAGGAATATCATTTTTATTTGAGGCAACTGGTTTATCAATTTCAAGTGCAATAGGACAAGCTCAACATGGTATCGGTGCAATCATTACCGGTATTTCTATGTCAGCAACTATTGGTGTTGCATCCGTAGATGAATCAGAATTAACTGGAATTGGTTGGGGTAGAAAACGATGGGGTAACCTTGCTTGGGGTGGAGCATACTCTGTAATTCCAACAGGGCAACAAATTACATCTGCGATTGGTTCTGTTGCTGCATCTGCTGATCACTCTGTTTCTGTAACTACAGCAGGTCAAATAACAATGACACAAGGAAGTCATTCTGAGAAAATAGATCAAGATATATTTGTTCAAGCAGCATCTGATCAATTAGATGGATTTGTAGGATCACCAGAAGTGGGTGGTTTGGCTATCGTTGATGTAACTGGTGTTTCAATGTCAATAACTACAGACGATGTAATTGCAGGTCTAAAAACCCCTGTAGATGTCACTGGAGTTCAAGCTACATTAACACAAGGAAATACGTCATTAGTTCAAACTACAGTAGAACCTGTAAGTGGTTTATCAGCTACAATGGCACTAGGCCAACACGCTGAAATACCTGGTCAAGTTATTGGAGTTTCTGGATTACAGATTACATCTGCTTTAGGAGAAGAAGCACAAACAGCTAATGCATTAGTAACACCTACGGGCATAGTCTTGACTAGTAGTGTGGGCAATAGTAATGTTACACCATGGTCTGAAGTAGATTTAGGCGTCAATAATTCTTGGCAACCAGTTGATTTGGCTGCTTGATTATTGTAAAATAGATTAATTTAGGAGTAAAAATTTATGGCATCAACATATTCAAGTGATCTAAAATTAGAACTAATGGCTACTGGTGAAAATGCCGGTACATGGGGTGATAACACAAATAATAATTTAAATCTTATACAACAAGCAATTGCAGGTTTTGAACAAGTTACTTTAAATAGTGGAAGTACACTTGCACTTGTAATGACTGATAAACAAATTTCAAATGCAAGAAACATGGTAATTAAATTTGCTACAGCGACTATCGCTGCTAGTACGATTTGTACAATACCAGATTCTATAGAAAAATTTTATATTTTCGATTGCACAGGATTAACAAATCCATCTAACCTTACAATTAAAACTGCGTCAGGAACAGGATTCACTTTAGATGCTGCGAGAATTTATGCAGCTTATTCTGATGGAACAAACTTAAAAGAAATTTCATTAGACACTTTAGGAGGAACAATCGGAACTGCACAAGTTGCAGACGATGCTATTACATACGCTAAAATGCAAGACACATCTACTGCTAACAGAGTGTTAGGAGCTGTGTCTGCAGGAACTATTGGTGAAGTCCAAGTACAAACTGACATGATTGCAGATGATGCAGTGACTCAAGCAAAAATTGGTGATGACGCTGTTGGCCCAGATCAACTTGCAAACACAGCTGTGACTGCTGGTGCCTACACTGTAACTTCCTTAACTGTTGATGCCCAAGGAAGAATTACAGCTGCATCCTCAGGAACTGCAGGTGGTGGGTCTGAGTATCTTACATTTGCGTCTGACGGATCAAACGGAACTACTTCAGGAAACTTTAGTATTACTTCAGGAAAAGTAGCAGGAGTTTATTTATGGGGTGGAGACGGTGGACAGGGTGGAAGCCGTTTACATGGAGGCGGACAAGGTTCAGGAGGGCGAGGTGCTTTTGGTTTTTGGAATGTACCAACTTCAGTAACGTCAGCACCTTACTCAATTGGTCAAGTAGGAAGTAATGGTTCTGGTGCACACGGAAACTATAAAGGTGGTGCAGGGAGTGCCGGAAATGCAACGACTGTTGATGTTGGACCTGGAACTCTTAGTGCAGGTGGTGGTAACGGAGGAAATCAACCGCCAAACTGGAATTCACCAGGAAGCCCAGGATCACAAGGTAACACTTCTCCATCAGCAGATTACAGTAACTGGCCTTTCTCACAATTTATGAGAGGTTTTGGAAGTAAGGGTAACACTAACAGTCCAACGCAAGATGGTTGTATGGTTATCTACACAAATGAAGGAGCATAATGGCATATTTATTATTTAACAAAGACCAAGAAAATGTTACATCAACTTTTCAAAAGTTAATTGCTAATGATACTGAATTAGCAAATGTTCAACCACCACAAGCAGAATATAAAATAATTGATTGTAGTGATGATGATTTCAATGCTGTAAAATTTAGAGAAAAATGGCCTACACATTATTCTGGAGATACAGCATATTTTGAAACAATTGATTTAGATTATCCAGAGAAATCTGACCCGAGTGTAACAACTGTTGGTTATGATCAAGAAACAATGCAAAGTCAACTTGATGAAAGTAAAAGTATTATTTCAAAATGGTTACATCAACATGGTGAACACCCTGATTATGATAAATGGAATAATTACTATAACGAACTAAATAGCTTAGATATTTCTGGATGGAGTTACCCAACTCTAAAAGCTTTAGAAAAAGAATTGAGTGACAGAGGTCAAACAAGTTTAAGTTATTTGCAACTTCCATAATTTAGTATATACAACGGGATATGATCCCGAAGATTATTAAGTTTACTTCCCACGAGGCTTATGTTGATCTAAAGGAAGATTATCCACAACCTATCAAATTTAATTTACCAGAATGGTATAAAAAATTATTTGATAAAAGTTTTTTAGATAAATCAGTAAAACAATGTATGCCTTTTTTAGATACACTTACTACAGGTTATGTATTAAGAATGCCACAAGACTTATACCTACATAATGGAAGGAAGGACGAAGAGGGTAATAAGGGTATATGGTTTAAGTGGGCTTGTGATGATGTAGCTTGGTGCGATGACATAGGTATAAATTTAAATTGGAAAAAGGGTGATGATGTCCACAATTGGCAACAGCTTAGAGGGTCACCAATGGTTGAAAAAAATGGTAAGATACCATTCTTAAAAGTATTAAGTCCATGGCGTATAGAGACTCCTGCAGGGTACTCCTGTTTGTTTTTACCACCCATGAATAATACTGATGACAGGTTTGAGATAATACCAGGAATTGTAGACACAGACACATATACAAAAGAAATTAACTTTCCTATAGTTCTCAATGGTGATAAGTATAAAGAATTAGAAACTTGTATTAAAAAAGGAACACCTTATGTACAGGTCATACCTTTTAAAAGAGAATCTTGGAAAATGGAAATAAAAAAATTTAAAAAGAAAAATTTTATAGAGGATACAGTGTTTCATCATTTAAATTTATGGAGAAGATATAAAAGTTATTTTTGGCATAAA